GATTTAACTTTAAAACAATCACAAGTCTTACAATATATGTTAGACTTAAGAGAAAAATTCGGAGGTTATGAGTAATGAAAAGTACAGATACAGTAGTTAGCGACATATATCATATGATTGACACCAAAGATATTCCTGAAGGTGTGCCTGTCGAACAAGTAATAAATGACTTCGGTGAGAATGTCAAACAAATACTTAGAAACAATATCACAGAGAGTACGTTTGATAGACGTAAGCTCCGTATGTCTAACATAGGTAAGAAAGATAGACAGTTGTGGTATTCTTATAATGGCTATAAAGGTGAGGAACTTATGCCTCACACTAGAATCAAGTTCCTCTATGGTCACTTGATTGAAGAGATGGTACTAGCCCTTACTAAACTTGCAGGTCACGATGTGACAGACGAACAGAAGCAAGCAGAAGTAGATGGTATCAAAGGCTCTATGGACTGTAAGATTGATGGTGTATTGACTGATGTTAAGTCAGCGTCACCTTATGGTTTTAAGAAATTCAAAGATGGCTCACTCATTAATGATGACCCCTTTGGATATGTAGACCAAATCAAAGGCTATGCTCATTCAGAGGGTGTGACAGATGTAGGTTGGTTAGTTATGGATAAGACTAACGGACATCTAACATACCTCAAGTATGATATGGCTGATGAATCTCAATGGTACTGGTCGAAGTTAAACTTTTTCTCTATAGAAGAAAGAATTAAAAATATAAAGAGAGTAGTTAAATCTGAGACACCGCCTGAGAGATGTTATAAACCAATTGCTGACGGTAAGTCAGGTAATATGAAGTTAGCAGTTGGATGTAGTTACTGTGCTTACAAACACGAATGTTGGGGTAAAGACTTAAGAACCTTTATCTATTCGACAGGACCTCGATACTTAACTGAGGTCAAGTTTGTTCCGTCTGTTTTAGAGGTAGATGCTGATGGCAACAAAATTTCGCAGTAAGCTAGAGAAAGAATGTTCCTTAGCGTTAGGAAAGGAATGGAAATATGAGCCTTGTAGGATAGCCTATACTATCCGAAAGAACTATACTCCTGACTTTGTTAAGGGTAAGTATCATATAGAAGTTAAAGGGTTCTTTAGGAGTGGGGATAGACAGAAGTATAAATCAATTGCTGAACAGATGAGATTCGAAGGCAAGGAGTTAATATTTCTGATGCCCCGCCCCGACTCTAAGGTAGCTAAGGGTAACAAGATAACCTATAGAAAATGGTGTGAGAAGTACGACATCAAAATATTCTCAACAAAAGAAATAAAGGAGTTAAAGGAATGGACGAAGATAAAATAAATCCTAACCATTACAAGCAAGGCAATATTGAGGTCATAGATTTTATTTTAGACCAAGATATGGACTACCTAACTGCTAGTGTTGCTAAATACATTTGCAGGTGGAGATATAAAAACGGTTTAGAAGACCTAAAGAAAGCTCGTTGGTTCTTAGATAAGCTCATAGAACACGAGGGAGGGCAGTATGGCTCTAACTCTTAATGAACTTAAAGAACGAATAGTCCAAGAAGCTATAGACCCTTGCACTATGTGTGAGATACTCGACATAACAACTGAAGAGTTGCTACACGAGTTTGAAGATAAACTGATAGATAAACGAGAGGAGTTTGACGATAATGATGATGATACCTACTGAAAACTTTATCTTTCTTATATTAGTATTGCTTACAATGGGAGGATTCTTATTGTGGAGACACGGTACTAAATGTTATGATAGAGGGATAACTGATGCTGTCCAGATGCACAGAAACGGAAGACTGAAATATAATACTTACTTAGATGACGATGGAAGCAAGATGCTGAACATTGAAATAGACCCAATGGAGGATGAATAAATTGAATAAATTACCAAACGATTACCAAAACTTTATTGCCCTTAGCAGGTACGCACGATGGCTACCTGAGAAGAAGCGGAGAGAGACTTGGGAAGAAACCGTTGCTAGATACTTTGACTTTATGGAGCAACATTTAAAAGAAAATACAAACCAAGAGTTAGTACCTAAGACTAGGAAGATACTTGAGGAAGCAGTATGTAACTTAGAAGTTATGCCTAGTATGAGAGCTCTTATGACCGCAGGTCCTGCCTTAGCTAAGAATAATATAGCAGGGTACAACTGTGCTTACCTTAGTGTAGACCATCCTAAAGCATTTGATGAATGCCTATTCGTTCTGATGCACGGTACTGGAGTAGGCTTTAGTGTTGAGAGACAAGCAGTTAATAAACTACCTGAAGTCCCTACAGATATGATTGATATAGAAGATGTCATCGTAGTACAGGATTCTAAGGAAGGGTGGCAGTCTGCATTCCGTAAGCTGATTACTTATTTATATGATGGTGAGATGCCTAAGTGGGACTTCTCTAAGGTTAGACCTAAGGGTGCTAGACTAGCTACCTTTGGTGGCAGGGCTAGTGGACCAGAGCCTCTACTTGACTTGTTTAACTTTGCTACTAACATCTTTAAAGAAGCAGGTGGTCGTAAGCTAACAAGCTATGAGTGTCACCGTATGATGTGTAAGATTGCAGAGGTAGTTGTAGTGGGCGGTGTTAGACGAAGTGCCCTAATATCTCTATCTAACCTTACTGATGAGCGTATGCGTAATGCTAAGAGTGGTCAATGGTGGTCTGATACACCAGAGATGGCTCTAAGTAATAATAGTGTATGCTATACAGAGAAACCTGATATTGGTATCTTTATGAAAGAATGGACGTCTTTATATGAGTCTAAGTCTGGTGAGCGTGGTATCTTTAACAGAGAAGCCGCTATCAAACAAGTAGCGTCTATTGGTAGACGTGATACTGAGCACGACTTCGGTTGTAATCCTTGTAGTGAAATCATATTGAGAGATGGTCAATTCTGTAATCTTACTGAGGTTGTAGTAAGAGCAGAGGACAAGCAGAAGGATATACTCCGTAAGGTCAGACTAGCTACTATACTGGGTACATTCCAAGCATCACTTACTAACCTTAAGAGATTGAGACCTAAGTGGGTACACAATACAGAAGAAGAAGCACTATTAGGTGTATCTCTTACTGGTATTATGGATAATGAGTTTATGAATGGCGGTAGCAAAGATAGAGGTTACTATGGTAAGAAAAGTTTACCTGACTTCTTATCTGAGCTTAGAAAAGAATCTGTTGAAGTTAACAAGCATTGGTCAGAGCTTCTAGGAATTAGCCAAGCTACTGCTACTACTGCTATTAAACCTAGTGGTACAGTCAGTCAGTTAGTTGATAGTGCTAGTGGTATTCATACTAGACATAGTGATTACTATATCCGTAGGGTTAGAGCAGATTCTAAAGACCCTATAGCACAACTTATGGAAGACCAAGGCATACCTGCTGAAGCTGATGTAATGAAACCTAACAGCGTTAAGGTATTCTCCTTCCCTATGAAAGCTCCTAAGGGTGCTGTGACTAGGAATGAAAGGAATGCTATCGAACAACTAGAGCTATGGCTTATGTATCAAAGATACTACTGTGAGCACAAGCCTAGTGTAACGATTAGTGTTAGAGAACACGAGTGGATGGAAGTAGGTGCGTGGGTATACAAACACTTCGATGAAGTATCAGGTGTTAGTTTCCTACCTCACTCTGACCACACATATCAACAAGCACCATATGAGGAGTGTGATAAGAAGACACACGATGCTCTAGCTAAGAAGATGCCTAAAGCAGTAGACTGGGATTTGATTAGTGAGTATGAGCTTACAGATATGACAGTAGGCACTAAGACTTTAGCGTGTACTGGTAGTGTTTGTGAACTTGTTGATTTAGTTGAAGAAGAGAGGGACATAGAATGATACAGACTATATTATTAATAATAGCGTTACAAGTTGTTGTCATTAACTTATCAGGTTGTACTACACTACAAGATAAAATGGATGAGCAACAACAACAGTTAAAGTGTTCTCCTGCTAATAGCATTAATTGTTCGGGGTGGGAGGTATGAGAATATTAGAGAACATTTTATATACCGCTTACTTTATAGCGGGGATGATTTCTACAGGGTGTTTAGTTTACATAGTAATATGGCTAAATGCTCTTAGGAAGGGGTGGCTTGTATAGCCGATTGTTTTACAAATAAAGGAGTAAAATATGTTAGAGAAACTTAAGAACGGTGCTGATGGTGCGATAGATGTAGGTATCAAACTAATCAGTTTATCAATTGTACTACAAATTATCTTTGGTCAGAAGGTAGCATTCCTAACTGGGAATGTAATTGGTTCTATATTAGATATAGTGTGGACCTTAGGTAACGCAGGACTAGCAGGTATTATTGCCGCTGGTATTGTTTGGAAGTTGCTCGATAAAGATATAACGAGTGGCGGAAAGTAAACCACCTAAAAATACTTGGGGTCTCGTCCGTATGGATGGGACTTCCAAGTTATACCTCTCATTAAAAGTTAAACGTTTAACAAAAACTAAGCCTAGAAACTTATGGAAGAGTGATTGGAGAAAATAGAATGATATACGAATATAAATGTAAAGACTGTGGACTTACATTCTCAGAGATGCGTAAGATGTCAGAACGACTAGACCCTATAGACTGTGAAGCCTGTGGTGGTGCTAGTGAGCATATAATAAGCACGCCTATGTTTAGGACGTCAGGAAGCGGACACAGCAAAGGTGCAAGTCATAAAGGAGAGTGGAAATGATGACCGAAAAGAAGTTGATAGAATTACTGAACACAAATGAAAACTATAACTTTGTTGCTATGGATGATAAGTTCTCTAGATATGACGCCTTTGATACAGAGAATGGCATTATGTTAGAAATCAAATGCCGTAAGAAGCATTATGATGATACTCTATTAGAGAAAATGAAGTACGAATGGAATAAAGAATACGCCTTAGAAAATGACCTGTCTTTTATGTATGCAGTTAGTATGCCTTATAAAGCAGGACATAAGATTTATCTCTTTGACCCTATCATTATGGAAGAGGAAGATGAATATGATTTTAAATGGCACACACGAAAGCTACCCGCTCAGACAGAGTTCTCTAGAACTGAGTGGATAGATAAAGAAGTTGGTTATTTGAATGTTGAAGACGCACTCGCTGTCTTACAACAGAAGATTAGCCACTAGAGACCGTATCTACCGCCTATCCGTGACCTATTAGGAGGACCTGCAGATACTGTAGGCTTCCTACGAACACCTCTACTACTGCGTCTCTTAGGACCGCTACTCATCATACCTACTGATTTTCTTGGAGTAGGTCTTGGTGGTGGCGGTTTTTTTGTAACTGTAGGTCTAGGAGGAGGTAACTCATTCTTTACTTGACCTTGTTGCATTCTGTATATGTCCTCTCTCTTAGCTTGTTCTTGATTGTAAGAACTAATCTCAGGACTTGCTTCTGAATCACCTGTTTTCCACGGCTCTCCTTCACCTTTATGCAACATCTTACCACCGCCAAATATATCTTGAATGTCTTTTGGTGTTATTTCTATATTCGGTGTAAAGTTTTGAGTGACCTTACTTTTTTCAGGCTTATAATTTGGAAAGTTGTTGCCGTAATCTTGATTTAATATACCGCCACTATTTATAAGACCAAACATACCATTATTTCTTTTAAAATCAAAGTTTGTTCCTGTAAAGTTAGCAGGTCCTCCAGTCTCAGAAACATTAAAACCTCCTGCACCTAACGTGTTTGCATATGCAGCATTAGGAGTAAAAACATTATTTGTAGACCACAGACCATTCCAGTTTGGAGTGCTCCATTGTGCGTTTTTATCATAATCTGAGTATCCTAATTCATTCCCACTAAGATTACCGGTTTCTTTTATTCTATTTATTGCTAGTGCTTTTAAATACTCTTTCATTTCAGGAGTTTCAAGCTGACCTAAGTCAGTTCCTAATATAGCTTCAGTTGTCATTAGACCAAAAGCTCCTGCGTTTCCTATTTTATTTAATAACGAATTATCTTTAGTTACGCCATTAAATATATTTTTAGCAGAATCAGAAGCTATCTGACCGAAGTTTTTAGCACCATCTATTAAGAAGTCAATAGCCATATTAGTAAGTGTATCCTGCTTTAATTTCCTCTATCTCACGCCTAATAGGGTCTTCATATTTCTCCCATATTTCGTCTAAACCTCCTAGAGCAAAGCCAGTACCTGAGAGACCCCACAAAGTGTCTTGTATGCTGTTTATTTCTGTTCTACCATAGCCTTTATTCTTAAGCCAAGCCTTAGTAGCAGTATCTAAAGTCCCACCTTTTCTATTATAAGCCCTAATCATAGCCTTCTGAAAGAAAGGGGCATCAACTAATTTGTTCACTACACTAATACCACCTACAGCACCAACAATAGGACCTAATGCTCTTAATTGTGCAGAAGCCGCCCCTGATGTTAAATCAGTTCCTATGTTAGAACCTAATCTTGCAATAGCCATATTCATTACAACACTACTCGTACCACCTTTTTGTTGAGGAAGTTTAGAGCCCAGCTCTTCCATAGATTGCCAAAATGCTTTATCTTCAGGATACATTCTTTTTAAAGTTTGTAGTCCGTTTTTATTATTAATAAGTTTAATTAAGTTAGCATAGTCTCCACTCTCTCCTCTTAGAAAACCACCCATAGCTTCTTGAATATTTCTATTTAAACTTATTGCGGCAGATTCATTTCCAGTACCTTTAAGTGCTTTATTCATACCTACTTGAAACTGCCTATAATTGTTCCAAGAGAACTCACCAATTGCCATACTTTTTATAAGCCTTCCCGCAGACTCTTCATCTTTAGAAGCATTAATAATTTTCTGACCCATTTTAGTTTTTAAAAGCTCATTATATTTACCGTAAGCACTTTTTAATTCTAAATATTCTTTTCCTCTTCCTTGGTTAATAGCAGCGTTTTCTTCTATTTTTATAAGCTGATTTCTAAAACCATTTAAAGCTACTTTATCAGACGCAGTTGAAGTAACATCATTAGATTGAGTCCATAAAATTTTTTTTAATTCTCTCAATGCTTGTATTGGAGCAATGTCTTTTGCTTTTAGTTTATCTATTACTGCTTGTGCTTTAGGAGGTATTTCCATACCTGCTTTTTTACTCCATTGCACAACTACATTTTGAACGCCTATAGGGTTTATGTTTGTTAAAGGTATGTCGTCAAAAGCATCCTGATAATACTTATGTGTGTTTTGTATGCTATTATTTAAATTAGTTCGAAAATCAGAGCTTCCTTTAGAAACATCATCACCATATTTTGATATAGTTTCTCCGGCTTCTCTAGTCATACCTCTAGCCGCAGCAGTTGCTGAATAACCTCCAGTAACTTTCTGAACAGCTGTTCCTATTGCTTGTAAAGGACTTGCGACGGCTCTGCCTACAGGACCTATAGTTTTACCTACTAATGCACCTGCTTGTGGAGCTACTGCCCCCATTCCTGCAGAAACTACTGTCTGACCTATGTCATAGTTTTCTCTGTCTCCCATACCTATTTCCATAGTCTGACGCTCAACATCTCCTACCATACCATATAAAGCACCAGTACCAGTTACTTTGGCTTTAGAAGAAAGACCTGAAAGAAGTAAATTTCTAGCAGCATTTCTACCTAATGCTTTTGTAGTTAAAGAAGCCGCAGTACCTACTCCTCCTGAAACAGCTACATCTAAACCAACACCTTTAGCTATTCCTTTGGCTTGCTCAGTAAAAGGTCTGGAGTAATCTCCAAAAGATGGAGTAGAAATATAATTCCTATAACGAATAAGATTATTATTTTTTACATTTTCATCCATTTCAGTAAATGAATTAACTGCAGCTACACCACCTGCAATTAAAGAAGCATCTATCATATTCCAATGCTCAAAGTCATCTTCAATAAGAGTGTTTATATTACCATTAAACTGCTCACCAGTTTTTGCAAAGTAATTATTTTTTAATGCTTTTGTATACGAGCCATTATTCTGTAGCTCTTCAAATTCATAATTTAATTCACCTTCAAGAAGCTCTTGAAATGCTTTAAACTTATCAACCTCCTTGTTGTTATAAGCATCTATCATAAGACCCCTAATTCTTTTTCTTTGGGATTCTCTAGTTTTAAAACTTTCAGATTTATTTTTTTTAGCCATTTGTTAATGTGCTCCTAAATTACATTCTGTTAATCGCTTCTATCATAGACTCTACATCTTCTTGTTGTTGAACAGCATCATCACTAGAAATTATTTGTTTAGCTGCTGCTTGCATAGCTGATTCAGTAGGTAATTTAATTATGTTTTCAGGTTTAGACGCCCATTCTGCTAAGTGTGCTGACCAGTCTTCTAACAGAGGAGTTCTTCCCGCATCTCTTTGTTCTTTTATCCATCTATTTTGTTCTACTGCTTTCTTCTGATTAAACTCAGCATACTTTAAAGCAGTATTAAGCATTAACTCGTTACCTGCTTTTGTTCTATAAAGTCCCGGAGCAGAAGCAAGGAACGCTTCAAATTCTCTATCTGAAATAGCACCCTTAGTTTGAGAAATATATTTAAGAGCGGCTTCCATACCGCCTTGAGCAAATATTTCCATCTGTCCTGCTTCTTGTGTTGCCGCAGGAAGACCAAACATAGCACCAACTCTATTAGCTTCTTGCCAAGCACCAGCTCCCCATCCGGTATATATTTGAGGAAGTATTTCTAACATTTGATTTAATTTAGCTATTTCTCCGCCTGTCTTAGCACCTTCTGCTTGTACTAATACCATATCATCTACAAGAGCATCAGCAGAACCTGAATCCCATTTGTTTTCTCTTTTATAATCTTTTACAAGAGCATAGGCTTCTTTCTTACAATCAGCATCTGTTAAATCACAACTTAATATATTTGCTGCAGTTTCTAATTGTTTTTGAAATGTTCCTTTAGTGTTGCTTGTTACAGTTGCTTGATTTGCTGTTAAAATTGGCAATACTTGTTCTTGAAACTCTGCCGCAGCCTGAGGGCTAATAGCCATAATTTTACTAAAAGTATCTGCTATAGACTCAGCACTTGTTAAATCAGCACCTTCCATTATTTTTAATACTTGGTTCTCTTCAGAAGTATATCCTTGACTTTCCATATAAGGGTCTAACAATCCTTTATTTATGCTTTGACCTACACCCCTACCCATTTCTGCTAGGTTAGTAGGCATTCCTGCATTTAATCCCTGTCCATCAAATAAACTCATTATTATCTCCTAAATTTTTAAAATACTGAACCCATATATCCGGAAGGTCTTCCTAAATATTTAGATTGTAAAGCTAAATTAACATCAGGGTCTTTTTTATAGCCCATAAGATTCTGACCTATAGCATAAGGTATTTGACCGTAACCAAAACCTGAAGCCGCTTGTGCGTTCATTAGTCCTTGACCACCTTGAGAAGCAGCAGCATAAGCATTACTGCCTAAACCCATACCTAAATTAGCTAAGTTTTGACCCATAGAGCCATATGATACTGCGTTTTGAGCCGCTAAGTTAGAACGATTAATATAATTAGTAATGTCACTTTGAACACCTGCTCTTTCAGCATCTAATCTTGTAGCATCATATAAATTATTTTGTAACTCTCTAGCAGCTACTTGTTCTGCTCCTAGACTAGACCCAGCAGTACCTTGTTTTATTAGTCTTCCAAGAAGACCTTCACCTTCTTTAGCTCTAAAAGGTGCTAAGGCAGCATCAGTTTTAGCAAACCTAGCCTGAGCCGCACTTTCAGGGTCTTTCATATAATCTTCAATAAGTGCTCTCTGTCTATAAGCATCTTGAAGGTTAGCTCCAAAGAGCCCCATCATAGGTGCAGACGGTGCTAAGACATATGATTGAGTAGCTTCGTCCCATATAGCAGAAGCTGTAGGGTCATAGACACTCTTAGGTTTAGCTGCTTCTATTAATGCTGCGTTATAATCTGAAGCCGCACCTACTGAAGCGTCTGATGCTTGCTTTTGTCCTAGGAACTGTAGTCCTATTCCTATTATTGATGCCCAATCCATTATCTTATCTCCTTAATTGTATTCATTATCTTCTTCTCCTACCACCTCTAGAACCTCTTCCGCTTGAAGAACCGCCTGTTCCTGATGTAAATATGTTTGGTGCTACATAACCAGTTTCATAGTTATCGTTCATACGTTTTTGAGCCGCTGCCGCTTGTCTTGCTTTTTCTGCTGCAGCCGCTTGAGCTTGAGCTTGAGCCTCTGCTTGTGCTTTAGCATCTGCCGCTGCTTTCTTTTCAGCTTCTTTAGCAGCTAAAGCGTCTATTGCTGAAGTATCTCTCATATTAGAAAATATATTAATATCTTCAAGTGGAACAGGAACTGTCATTCCGTTTTCAGTTCTTCCGTATGGACTTACTTGTTCTTGCCCAGTAAATTTATCTTGTATGCCTAACATAGCTTTATAATTATCTAAAGCACTAAATTGTCCCATAGGTTGAAATCTACTATCTGCAGAATAATCCTCTAAAGGATAATTAGTATAACTACGCATATATAATCTTTCATCTGGAAAAAATTGTGGTATAGGTAATCCACTTTGTGGTCCAGCCTGTTGAAAATAATTAGAACTACTTGGAGTATTAAATAAATTTTCCGCTCTTTCAAAACCTTTGTTATAATCTCTTTGTGTTTCAGGATAACGCAATCTCCAATCTTGAGGAGATATAACCTCTACTCTTTCAGGGTCTAACTGCCCTGCAGCTAAAGCCATTTCTACATTATCTGAGTTATAATTACGCATATTATAATTTTGACTATCGTCTAAATAATTCTGCATAGACATAGGCTGAGGACCATACTGAATTGTACTAGGTCCAAAAGGTTGATTTTGCCCTGCCTGAAACATAGGTGGAATTTGTGTAGTGCCACTACCTCCACCAATAGCTGGTTCAGCATCTAATGGTTGTCCAGTAAGCATACTTAATAAAGTTTGAGGTAGACCCATAAGGTCAGTCATTCTTTGTGCATCTCCAGCAATTCCTAAGTCTGGACGTCCCGGATATTGTCCTTGACCCGGTCCTTCTCCTTCATAGTTACCTGTTCCGCTTCTCCATTGCATATGGTCTTTTCTATATGCTGCTTGTGAATCTCCTGCAGCTAAAGCTGATTCAGCGTCATCATATAGACCAAAATATTTTATAGTCTCATCATAAGTTAGGTCTTTACCGTTAGGTCCAGTACCTTGTGGTCCTCTAGGTGCTTGTTGCTCTGGTTGTACGCTAGGTGTTGACGGCTGTGTAGGCATAAAAGGATTATTAACATTATAATTCATCCACCACGGCATCTCTTGACCACCACCATACTGAGTTCCGTATTGAACTTGACCGAACTGATAAGGATTATAAAAACCACCACTAGTATTAGCTTGATAAGGATTAAATATGTTGTTTCCTTGTTGTTGTCCCATATACCCAGTAGGAGCTCCCCAAGTATTTGTAAAAGACTCTGTAGTATTAGGACCTTCGCTTCCGGGTCTTGGTGTTATACCACTATCTAATAGAGGCATACCTGATGAATCGTATGTAAAGCCTTGTCCTGCTGAAGGAGAGCTAAACATATTTCCTAAGTCCCAACTTGTATTAAAGAAACCAGCCATATTTTTTTCCTATGTTAAGTTTTGTGCTATATTACAATACATTTTAGTGCCATCTGAGACACATCTAACTAAATCTACTTTACCGTTACCTGATGTTATTGTAGGGTTATGACCACCAATAAATGAGAAGTCTGTACTAAATGCTACATCATAAGCACCAGTATTTTTAATTAAGAAAGAAGCCTCAACACCTGATGTCATATTAGACACATTAAGTGTGTGGTTTCCTTGCACACTAACTACAAATACGTTTGAATTTAACAGGTTAGCTGTCTGTGTAGAAGCTAGTGTTATAGTCTCAGAAGCCGTAGGATGAGCTTTAGTGAACGTTTGTGGTGTAGCTAGGGTAACTATCTCCTCACCACCAATCGTGCCTGTAGTAGCCGTTAAGCCATTAACAGTAAAGTTCTCTGAAGAACTACCGTTTGCATCTGCCTTAGAGTTAAGTGCTGTTCTTACTGCTGTAAATTCAGTATTAAAGTCAGCACCTGAGATAACTTTTCCGGGGTCTGTGTCTGCTAAGGCATCTTTTCCAGACCAACCTACCGCTATTGTATAATTACTCATAATATTTTACCTTGTTTAAATAATAATGATAATGATTGTAATGATGCTTTGTAACCTTTAGTTACTCCGTCCCACTCTAATCTTATGTACTTAGCACTACCTGCTAATGGTATAGAACGCTCTTTAAATCCGTGGATTGGAGCATACTTAGAAGCTGCTGGATGTGTCGCTGAATTATGCGTATGTCCAGTAAGTGGTCCATACTTAGAAAACGTAGCTCCCCAGTATGACGGCTCACCGCTTAGTGTAGGATTAAGTTTAAATGTCGGTGATATTTTAGGTGTCATTTCAAAGTCTTTATACAACCTAATACCTACATCTGTTCCTTGACCTCCTGATACAAGCATTACTAATCTTTTAAGAATAGATGATTGTACGCCTTCTCCTAAATCAATCCATACCGTAGAAAAAGAAACTGTATAGCTATTATAAGTATAAGTGCTAGAGCCGCTATAGTCTACATCATAATAACCTTCATAAGTAGCAACTCTTCCTGCTTGTTGTCCTACTAAAAGCCCATATGTTTCTGTGTACGCCATACTAGCAGGTTCTCTACTGTCTGCAAAATCCCACTTAGTTATTCTTGGCGTCTCTTTCTCTGTCTTATATGTAGTGTCAAAAACATAGGTAACATTCTTATCTACAAAAGATAAAATATAAAGACCTTCATTTAGCATAAACGCTGACTTAACATTTGTACTGCTACCAATATTAGATATTAGTTCGTCTTTAATTGTTATAGATTTTTCTGTTAGGGGTAGTTTGTCTAACTGAGTAGTTCTAAATAAAGACCTAACACCAGTATCAGACAAGAAATATAAATCATCTCCAATAGATTGTATAGAGTCTCTAGATACACATCCTATGCCTCTAATAACCTCGTCTAAAGCTATATTTCCTATTATGTCAGGACTGTTATAAATAGCAATATTCTCTTTACCAAATATAACTAGCTTACCTGCAAAAGAGTGTATAGCTACAATAGTATCTTGACCCCATACAGACTTTAAATCTATAAAGCCGCCATCAGCACCCCATTTATGACCGTCTAATAATTTAGAATAATATAAGACATCATCTTCTTCAGTAATACCACCAGCCCATACTCTACCATAAAAACCTAACATACAGCTAGGGTCAAACGTAGTTACACCTGAAGGTGCTTGATAACCACTTGTATCTTTTAATTTAGCCCAAGATGAATTATCATAATATAACGGGTCTTCATCAAACTGAGCAGCATATAGATGAGTATTAAAATTTGTAAACTGCCAATCAGAAGAAGCCGCACCTGTAGCAAAAGACCCTGTCCAAGCATTATCTTTATCAGACAAATCAACAATATACATATTAGTGCCAACACCAGCAAATATCTTATTTGTTGTGCCATTATAATGTTCTGTTATAGAACCTATCTTAGCACCACCAGTTAATGTGCCCTGCTTTAATCCTTTACGGAATGTAACTTTACCACCTTCTGTATAAACAACATTGTCTGCTTTAGTAAACCAATTAGGTGTTAGAGCAGTTGGTGTTGTCTGCGTATCTATACCATTAATACCAATAGTATCTAAAGGTACAGCATTAATTTGCTTAGATTCTAGTGCCATATTATACTACTACCCAATCCCTTTCATATTCCATATTGCCAGCATCTAACTGAACTGCAATGTTTAAAGAGTCTCTAGCTTCTGCCGCAACAGCACTAGAGATACTTCCTCCGTCTTCACCTCTCTCTGCTATAGCTCTAGCCCAAGCCCCAAGAATTACAGGCTGTGAAGGAACTCTTAATACTTGTGATGCTGTCTTTAATTCTTTTTGAGCACCTACAATATTAACTGATATTGTTTGAGTAGAGTCAGGAACAGGATAGAAATCAATATTAAAATCTGGCTCTCTGTTCGTACCTGCTTGTGAGATACCATTAAAGGCATAATAAGTAGGTTTACCAGTAGACGCACTAGTCAGAGGGAACACTTGCTCATTAATCCAATCATTAGGCACTTGCTCTAATACTTGTCCAGTATCTTGACATATAACGTCTAATACTTTAAAAGACACACCTGCACCTTTAGTAGCATCACCTAAAGTGTATTGCATATTGCCTAGAGATGTTTTAACATTAAATGTTTCTCTTAAGGCATTCCAATCGTGATAAGACTCTACATTCTTTTTAGAATCATTAACTAACTCCCCAATTAACTTTTGATAATCTGAGATAGTTACAGAATCATATAAGTTACCTGACCAATCAGAGTCTATAGTATCCTCTCTTAGTCTTCTTAAAACGCTGTTAATAATTTCTCTATAAGTCATTTACTTTCCTTTTGCTAGTTGAGCTCCAAAGTAAAACTCAATAATCATTGTAGCCCAGCCAAAGATTTCATCCATCTTTAATACTGAGCCTGCTTGTATTTCTATGTACTCTACTATGTCTGGTGTAAACTGTATACCAAAGAAATTAAATCCTTCTATAGTATTAGGTATTACTGTTGGCACATTAAAGAACACAGGTGCTACTTGTGTAAATATAATTAGTGCTAGTATGACAAATATAATGACTCGTCTGTTAAGTGCAGCCATAGGGCTCTCTTTGTCTGCTTTATCTCTAGCTTGATTTATAGAATCGTTGCGTGCTTGTAAGTTCTGTATCATTAACTTCTGTTGTTCTGATGCGGCTTGACTCTTAAGTGCAAACAACTTAGCTACAAAACCTAATGCTATTGGTGCTACGTTAGTTAAAAATCCTATCATACTGCTAACCTCATTGCTTCTACAATTCCTATTTCAGTAACAAAATAATAAAGTAAAGCTCCATAGACACCCCATTTAATCTGTAACAAAGAAGTGTTTATTTTAGCTATACATTTATTAGTGTCATCAATCTTACTAAACAGCTTTCCTATTTGAGAAGTGTGCTTGTCTAGCTGTAATTGCATACGATTAAGTTTTTCGTCCATTAATCAACGCCCCACTCTTTTCATAGCTATCTTATGTGACTCTGTAAAGGTCTTACCACCACTCATTAATTTTTTCATCTCTTTCATATGTTTAGCAGTATGATGTTCTTTATGCCTAGCCATTGCGTTTGCTTGTCTTTTAGTAAGTGCCATTAATAACCTTTTCTTCCGTAGCCACCTTTACCTTTACCTTTTTTCTTCTTAGCCATATTATCTCCTTAGTTTGCTAGTGGATTGTCTAACGCTCTCTGTAGCCTTGTGTTAAGTCTTTCTTCTACTTCTTTAATCTTTCTATCTGTATCAGAATAAAGAGCATCTCTTCTCTGGTCAAATCTTGTGTCAGCATTATCAATCATTGTTGCTAAGTTTTCTTTTTGTTTCTGCAACTTAGTTTCTACATCATTAACAATACTTTCAAGGTGTCGCATATCTTCTCTAACATCTTTCTTTACTTCTTTTACATATGTAATCTGTTCATCAACATTTGTTTTAATTAAGTCTAGTTCTTCTTTAAACAAATCAATTTCTTTACTAACAAACTCCATATGTGTATTTACTGTAGACATATGTTCATTTATAACTGCTAAATCTTTTTCTATAACAGACAAATCAGGTGACTCAAATGCAGAAATCTTAGCTTCCATATCTAAGTATCTCTGATATACTTCAAAACCACCCCACAGAGCTCCAAGGATTGTTCCTAAGAGGGGTATTATTAGTAGAGCCTTACTACCCCCTACCTTAACTCCTGCGTACTCTATTTCTGCCATTGTAGGTCCATCAATTTATTGTGTAGTATTTCATTAGCCAAACCGTTTCTTAATCCTCTTTGATTATCTGGTATATCCTTGTCTAAATATATACCCTTATCTTCATAAAACACACCATCAATAAGTAGTTGTGTATTGTAAGTATTAAATCCAGCATTAAAGTTTAAGAGTGCAAGTATAAGACTTTGTAACTTTTGCTGCTCTTCTAATGATGCAGCTTCTCCCATTTCAGTTGCAAGATTTTTTAGTTTGTTACCTATAATCTCTCGCATCTTATCTTTCTTACTTGCTTTCTTAGCTACCTTTTTTAATACCGGTTGCTCTACAACTTCTTGTTCTGGCTCAGGCTCTTCAATACTTTCTTCCTGTTCCTCAACTGGCTCATCTTCTGTTGGCTCATCATCCTCAACCGATTCATTCTCTGGCTCTGGTTCAGGTTCATCAAGCTCTTCTTCAGTTGGTTCAGGTTCTAAAAACTCTTCTAACTCTGCCTCTAATTCTTCTATCAGTTCCTCTTGTGCCATCTCTTCAAACAATACTTCCATCTCTGGTATTGCTTCTTCTAATGTAGTAGAGATTAAAGTGTAATCATCTAATGCCTCTATCTCTATTATTTGGAAAACCTCTGGCTCTTCCAAGACGTATACCGATTCAACATCTTCCTCATCAACTTCCCAAACTTCTTGTACATCATCTTCAACATATTCTTCTATGTAAGCATCGTCCCAGCCATCACATCCGTAATCATACAAAGGGTCCA